AACTGATTCAAAGGTATCTTTTGTGACATCTCTTATATTTCCAATGATTGGTGTGTTAGGCCAGTGTTTTCGTAATACTTTTTGACAAAATGCATCTTTTTCTACAAATCCTATTGTTTCTATATTATTATATTCTGCACCTAAACTAAAGCCACCAATACCAGAAAAAAGGTCAAGTAGTTTCATTTTTTTCTTAATTTTGTTTGCAGTTTATTTACCTTTTTTTGTAATTCTTCTAATTTTTTTAAATCTTCTTTTTCAGTATATTTTGAATAATATCTAAAATAACTCCAAGGTCTTGATCCCAATGTATGATTAAGACAATATTGAATTAACTCTATTTCTGTTTTATTCAAATTCATTTTTTCTCCTTATTTCTTTTCACATACCTGTGTGCGCCAATATAATTTATCTAACTTATCAACCCATTTCATTAACTTTTTATCTTGATTGACTAAATCATTGTATTCTTTCATTCTTTTTCTATGACATTCTAGTTTTTCTTCTATTTCAACTTTCTTTTTTTTTCTCATTCTTTTTCTTTCATTACACATTCTTGTTTATATTTAGTGTATCCAAATATATCTAATGAGGGGTTCTTTGGATCTGCTTTTGACCATCCTTTGTCAACCCATACACAAGTATATTCTCGTTCATTGTTTTTCTTTTGCACAAAAAAATCGGCATTGCTCCATGTATACAGATTTATTACTAACCCTACGATTAATGTTTCCATTCTTACTCCTTATCTTTTACTTGATCCCATTTATTAAGTTTATATTTTTTAAACCACACAGATGGTTTATTACATTTTGCTGCTCTAAATTTTCTTAAAGGATATTTATCTTCATAATCCTCAACTAACTTAGATACAGCGTTGCCACAATTAGTTACCCAATGACATGGATAATGTTTCATATATAGTTTGTTATTTAACTCAAACCAAAGCGTTACAATAAAAAAATCAAACATCTATACCTAACTTTTTTCTTGCGTTTTCTCTAATTTTAAAAGTTTTTTCGTCATAACATCCCCACCCTTGAATATCAATGTCATTTTCTTGCTCATACATTTCAACTTTGTTCCATATGTCATCTATAATGCAAGCAGGGACTTCACCATAAACAATTTCTTCACCAGTATACAGGAACAGTATTAAAATCCATTTCATCCCTGCTCCTTTGCAAATACATATAGATGATCGTCAAAATGTGTGCATCTTTGAACATGAATCGCTTTCATCTTGCGACCATCATATTCAAAATCACTATTCATAACTATTTTTAGGTTATCTGGAATAGAAATGTGAATACCTTTTTTGTAATCATCGTGTTGTAAAGAATCATCTCTATATCCTTGAGCATAGTTTTTATTATCTAAATATACTAAAAAAGATGCCCATCGTAAATCTTTAGTCATCTGCATGACCATTCATTAATTTCTTTTTATATTGATTTATGTCAAGTTTGTTTTTTTTGGCTTGAAATTCCACATATTCGTGAACTAATTTTGAAATCATTGAACCAGGAGCACGAAATTTCTCTTCACACAACCCTTTTAATAAAAAATAATCTTCCGCTCTAACAGCGACAGATTTCCATCTAGTAGTATCCATTTAGAATCCTTTCTTTAAAATTAATAATATTCTAAATTATAGGCAATAATGGGATAAGTCAAGCGATATTGACAAAATCCACAAAAAAAGTATAAAATAAGTGTATGATATTAAATAATTTACTATCGCAGAAGATGGCTTTAGAATCTCAATGGAATAGTATGTATACAATTACTGGTATTTATACTGTTGAGATGAAAGCTATTGAAAAAAGAATAGATGAAATAAAATCACAGCTTGTGATTGCAGATATTCAAAAAGCAAAGTCTTCTAGCTAGCAGATCCAAAGTCGTCACCTATTGCGACATCTACTACACTTGGAACATTCAGTTTCACGCAGTCCTCCATCGCTCTCACAATTTTTTCCACATCATCCTCTTGAACATTAAAACATAGTTCATCATGTATTTGTAATAAAGGTAAATATCCTAAGTCAACACAAGCTACAATTGCTTGTTTTGTTTGATCTGCAGCAGAACCTTGAATTAATCTGTTAAGTGCTTTATAGGTAAAAGCACGTTTAATATTATTAGCACCATATTTAGCGCTAGCATTTTCAAAAGTTTCTGGAGTGTGAATACCAAAGTCACGAGGCTCCCACATATCAAACCTACATTTACGACCTAACTTCGTTCTTATAACACCCTCTTCATTCGCTTTTTTCATACATCTATCAGATAACATTTTTACAAAAGGTGCTCTTCGATTAAACTTACCAATTAAAGCACTAGCTTCATCAAAACCAAGACCAAGCATATTTGCTAATTTATTCTTACCCATACCATACATTAAACCTAAACCAATTGTTTTGGCTTGTTTACGATCTATGCCAACTAAATCAGCCACAGTCTGATGAAAATCTGCATCTGCATTAGCATAAGCTTCAACTAATTCCTGTGAACCCTCATAGCCTTCACCAATACTAGATGCATAGTGGACCACGAGTCGTGGCTCTTGTTGCGAGTAATCAAAGCTACCCCACTTATAGCCTTCTTCAGGTAAAAACAAACCACGAATTAATGGTCCAAACTCTTTATTTCTGGCGGGTAATTGTTGTAAGTTAGGACTGCTCATTGATAAACGTCCTGAAACAGTACCACCATTATCAGAACGCAATTGATTTATTTCTGCATGAATCCTACCTTTATACTCATATTTCATTATTGAATTCAAGAAAGTATTGTGAAACTTATTTATTTCTCTAGCGCTAACAATAAGTTTTGAAATTTCTGTATCGTTATTAACTAACCAGTTCTGTGTAAAACTTGGTTCTTTAGATTTTGGTGATTTAGGATAATCAATACCTAACTTGTCAAAAGCGAAAGCGATTTGTCTGGCTGCCCATATGTCAATGTCTTTACCCACTAATTTTTTTATCTGCTGTAAAATATTTTTTTCTTTTACAGCAAACTGTTTCTGTAACTGTTCAGCTTTCTCTACATTAACACGAATACCTTTTTTCCTCATTTTTATTAAAGTGGGCAAAAGATTTTTTTCTAACTGCCATATTGTGTCAAGGTTCTGTTTAAAAATTTCGTGTTTAAATCGTTGCCATAAAAGGTACGTGAGTCGTGCATCTTGTTCCGCATAGTATCCTACATGTTCGGCTGGTAACATCCACATTTCCATTTTTGGATCTACACCATGAGCCTTGGCTGCTTCATTTAAATCCGTTTCTGCTTTTAGTTCACCAAGATAATCTTTAGCTAAAGAGTTTAATCTATATGTATATCTATTTTCATCAATCAGTGCTCCTGCTATCATTGTGTCAACAATCTCTCCCTTTACTTCAATACCATAAGCATTTAACCACCCAACATCATACTGAGCATTGTGAAAAATTTTACGACAAGGTAAAGCGCAAACATCTGACATATACTGTAATACTTGTTCCTTGATTAGATTACCACCACCAAAGTGACCAAAAGGATAGTATGCCTGAAAGCCTTCAGTGGCCACAGCAAATCCAATTATCTCTCCAGAGTTTGTTGCCCAACCAGAACCTAGACCCTCATTGATGCCTGTGTCCTTTGTTTCTAAATCAAT